TACCTACTTTAGTAAGTATCTCTTTTGCTTCTAACATTTCTACCATACCACTATAAGGGTCCATTCCTGTTTCATATGGAATCTTGATCTGCACACCTTCAAAAGGTTTGCTATATCTAGACTTCATTACTTTACAGGCGGCTCTTATACCTTGTACTGTGGAAACTTTGTTTCCTGCTTCGTCCTCTTTTAGTTTAAGTTTTTTAATTGCTACAACAATACTTGATGCATATATAAATCCTTGTCCGCCTGATATTTTATCATCAGGGTCAAACATGTCTTGTGATGCATAAGTATGGTTTGTTGCTACTATTCCAATTGGATAGGGTGCAATCTGGTTAACGGTGTTTCTAACTAAAGACGCCAACGCCTTAGGTTTTCTACCCATATCACCTTTCATATCACCTTTCTCAAATTGTGCTACGTCTGTTGGTGTTAATAACATTCCTAAACTATCAATAACAAATAACAACTTGGGCATGTCATCATACTCCATATCGCCATAATTTGTTTTGTAGTCTTTCATAAATTCACTAATTGCTTTAGCAACGTCGTCAATCATTGAAACACTAACTTTTAGTAGTTTGTCTGGACTTGTATCAACATCTAATGCTTGTAGCCATTGTTCGTCTAATGCGTTCTCAGAGTCAAATAATACTACTTGACATCCTTTATCTTGTGCATTTTTTACAATGTTTCCAGAGCATATGAATGATTTACCAGAACCTGATTCACCTGCAAACACACTAACTTTACCTAGTGGTATACCTCCATTGAAGTCCCCACTTATTAGGTAGTCTAGTGTTTTGTTACCAGTGCTGACCCAATCTCTAGGATCATGGAAACCAGCACTAATACCTGAAATGCTTTTGGTTAAACCTGTTCTGAACTTTGTTAAGTCAAATGGTTTTTGCATAATTGTCTCCTTACGACTGTCTGTTTCTGATCATGCTAAGAATGTCATCTGCTGACTTCTTACCAGTATCCTCTGCTGGTGCAGTTGCTACAGTTTCAGCCACTGGTGCTGGTGCTGTTGTCTCTACCGCTGGTGCAGTTGTTTCCGCTACTGCTGGTGCAGGTGCCGTTACAGGTGCCACACTCTCTGTTGTAGTCGCTTGTACAGGTTGAGCTGGAGCCACAGTTGCCTGTGTTTTTGTTCCAACATCAAGTCCATAGGGTTTGAAAAAGTTACCCCATTTTGCAGGATCATATAATTCACCATCTACTGATGCTTGGAACATTTCTGCTATTGCCTGTACGCCTTCTGCTGTAGGTTTAGCAGGAAGGAAGTCGTTAAGGTTATGTAAACCATGTGTATCAATTGCCGCTAAATTCTCTTCAGTAAGACCACTTTCTTTTCGTGCCCATTTACTTGTAGAATAATCTGCGTATTGACCTTTGGTTGTTTTAGATAATCTAAAGTCAGTACCTGCAACATAGTCTGTTGGAAGGTTTTCCATCTCTGGGTCCATAAGTGCTGATTTGATTATGTTAAATATTTGAGGACCAATTACAAATCTTCTAATTGGATTCTCTGGTGATGTTTCATCTAAAGGATTTTCATTTACAAACCCTTGGAAAATGTAACTTCTTTTTTTCCAGTACTTTCTACCCATGTCTTCGAGACTTGGATCTTTAAACCAAGGACGTACCTCAGTTAATACTGGACATGTTTCGCCAAACATTTCCATACAAGGAACTTGTACAGTTGTTGGCTTTTGATCTCCACCTACTATTCCTGGGAATGTAAGTCTGATCATTTGTCGTTCTACCCAAAAGAACGTGTTGTTTGGATCACTGTCAGGCAGGAATCGTAGTAAAGTACTACTTCCTTCGTCTATGTTCCAAAATGGGTATATTGCGTTATCGCTTTGAGCTTGGGAGTTACCTTTGGATTTGCTTTCCATTGATTGTAACTTTGCTCTTATTTCTGCTAATGAGGCCATGATATTTTCTCCTATATTTGCCATGTTCGTAATACCTTCTGTGTTTAGGGTATTACTAGTTTTTTATTATAATGCCAAGATGTAAAAAAGTCAAGAACTTTTTTACAACTATTGGAAATTAAATTACTTTATGTTTCCAACAAATTTATTTATCTATAAAGTAGTATTTTACTCTACAAATTGGTCTAAAAATGCTTCATATGATTCTTGTACATCAACTGGAGCATTTTGTACATTGTGCTGACCTGCACCTAGTAAACAACTTTTTATAGTACCATATTCAAATTGGTTAAGTTGTCCACCAGCACTAATTTTACTACTAATGCTATGTAAATAATTAGATAATGTATTGTCTTGTGCTGAGTAACCTAATTGGCTAACTTGATGACCAAGTTTACCATGCGGTGTTTCAAAGTCAACTATATCATCTTCTTTAAGTAAATTTTTAATGTTTGCAAAAGTTTCTGATTCTATTGCTTTAACAATTTTACTCTCAAAACTTTGTTTTCTACTCGTCATTGCTTTTAGGCTATCCATTACATTTGCAACTTTGTCATCAAAGTGTGTTTCTGTAAACTTACTTTCTAAATTTAAATCGTCTTCTAATATTTCAACATTGTTATAATTTAAGACTGATTCTACTGCGTTAGCATAAGTTTTAACACCACTTAATCTTTTTAAATTAGTTTTAATATTACCTATGTTTTCCAATGCCATAGTAACGAACTCTTCATTTGTTTCGTTTACTAAGTTTGATTTTTTAACATAGTTTACAAATTCTTTTAATTTTTTAAACTCTCTAGACATTTCAGTAATAGACTCACCTATTTCGTCAAAAGTTTCTCCGCCATTGTGCAAATGTCTTGCCATTGCTCTTGCGGCTGACAGATTGTTTTCTGCCATCTTAAATTTCTCTTCTCCACGTTGTATTAATATACTGTGGATATTTCTGCTTCTAGCACCACGTACTTCTTCATTTACGTCTTTATTATGTCTTACAATAATTTTAACATTGTCTGCTAGTGGTTGGTAACTGGATTTTCTGCTACCAGTCATTTTACCTAAACTTGCTTCTGTGACAGATTCGCCCCTCATTTTGTTTCTTCCTTGTGACTGTGCTTTTTTAACTGGCTTCATATGTCTCATATATCTATCAAAGTGACTTTCTTCTTTATCTTTAGGTCTACTTTTCATTGCTTCTCTATCTAAATCTTTAGGATTAATTTTATCTGCCATTCTGTCTGCTAAATCTTTCTCTGTAGATTTGCTGTAAGGTACTGCTGGATTTTTACCGTCTTTACCTAATGCTTCGTTCATTGCATAATCTTCAAAATCTATTAGATAGTTAGCATGTCTCTGACTAACAATATTTGGTTTAGGTTGGCTTTTATCATTTTTCATAGTCCAATTATAATAGTCTTGTTGACTTAAAGGCTTACGATCTTCATAACCAGGAATCATGCCTACACTAGTTTTTATGTTTATAATTTTCTTTTCTTCTAGATCTTCACTAGCATTTACAGTTTGATTATTTTGTGATACACTTAGACCTTGATCTCTTTTACCTGCAACATAATCTGCTAATTTTTTACCACCATATATTGCGGCTAGGACACCTGCCACTGGTATACCATATTTTGCTATAATAGGACCTGCTTGTTTAAGGGAGTCTGGTGTAAAAGCATTTCCAACTTTACTGCCTAACCATTTAATTGCACCGGCTGTTGTATTTAATTCGCCATCATCTAAGGCATCAACTGCTATAGTTGTAGTTATAGGCCTTTTTGCACCTTGTTGTAAAACTTTTCCTAGCAATCTTGCACCTAATAGATAAGGATTTTCTTTAAGTGCTTCTGCTTCTTCTAATCCTGCTTGATCTTTTGTGTTTTCTTCTACAGACTTAATCATATCAATTATGTCTTCTATTCCGTTTTCACCTTCAGAACCATATTTTTTAAAAAAGTCGTCTGGTAAATTTGCAAATACTTTTTTTGCTTTAGGATCGTTTGTTTCTGGTGCTACTTGATCTGGTGCATATCTACCTACATTGGAATCATAATAAATTCTAAAATTTTGATTGCCGTCGCCATAAAACACTTTTAGGTATTGACTGGAGTCCTGGTCATCACCAACTGCTCTATAATTGTGTCCGCCTTTTGTGGTGCCTTTATCCCCATCGACCTGGATAGAATACTTTTTATCTTTTTCAACTTTTTCTTCTACTTGATCTAATCCTGAAAGGCGTCTTAATGTGTTTAGTTCTTCGTTCATATCAATCTCTTGTCTACGAGCAACATCTATTTCTTCTCCTTTAGGTTTTAACTGCTTGTCAAATACCCTAAAGTCAAAAGATAATAAACTATCTTGTGCTAGTTCTTTTAATAAGTTTCTTAGGTTATGGTCTGCAAAATCTTCACTTGTTTGCAATGATATTTCCTTTTCCATATCATCTATTCTAACTAAAATGTTAGGTTCATCTGATACGAATCTTGTACCCTCTTGTGGGTCAATAACTATTTTACCGTTCTTATCAAAAGTTTTAAGGTCAAACCCATGTCCTTTTAATAGGTTAAATACTTTTTCTGAAATATCTTTAAAATTTGTTGCCATACAAGTATTTATCAGATTATGCCAATTGGCATAGGATCATCGTAGTCATCATCATCACTGCCTGTGGAATATAGAGAATCTACACCTAAACTATTATTTACAGCATCATATACTTCATCTTCAAAAGTACTTACATAATCTATTACTCTGACAGCAATCATCATGCTCATGACCAAATCATCTGAATCGCCTGGTCTTGCCGCAAAACTATTACCTTTTGATACAAAGTTTTTAAATTCTGATAAACATGCTTTACTATTAATAGTAAGTTTATCATTTTCTATTAACCTTTTCATATTAATACAAGACTCTACTTTAACTTTATGAGTAGTATGGAAACCTCTTCTACCTGTCTTACCTTGTATTCTTTTAGGCTCGTGTAAGAAATCTCCTGGGAAAGCATCTTCTCCGGTATCTCTGATCACCACAAGTGCGGCCTCTCCAATTGCATTGTTCTCAACTGTCCAATATATAGTATGGGCGCCTTGTTCCTTAATGAAATGCATGATCTCTAACATGACCTTTATCTGCCCTTCTATAGGAGTTTTATTATGATACCATTCGCCTACTTGTACCATAGACGGTAATTCTACTATTTGTATAGCGGCATTGTCACCGCCTGTTCCTGTACTTGGATCTAGTGTTACTACATAGATATGCTCTGGACTAGGATATTTGAACCAACGTACATTGCCCATTTTCATAACTGGGTCTTTTCCTTTCAGTTCTAATAGTTTTAATTGGTTTATTAGAGTTTCATCATATATAACAAATTCACATTCGTGTTCACGTTTAAAACGTTCAGTGCCTATTCTTCCTCTTTCTTCTATTGCCCAATTGGCATCTCTATCAGGGTGCTCGTCCCATTTTGCTAGTAATGGTTTAAATCCATTTACGCCTACTTCTTGTTCGTTCCCATGCTCATCAAACATTTTGTTTGCTTGGTTCCATATATTAGCAAAGGTATCTTCATCACTATTAGGCGTACTTGTAATAATACATTTACCGCCTGTTGCTAGTGTTGGAGACAATGCTGTCCAAAACTCACTGGCAATTCTGGGAGGAACAAATGCAAACTCGTCTAAGTAAACTAATGTAAGTGACATACCCCTACCTGTATTTTCTGTAGTTGTTGCACTTACTATTCTACTGCCATTGTCAAATGCCATAGACCCTTTGTTATATTCTGTAACACCTGCTCTTATATGATCTGGTACACTTTCATATGCATAACGTATACGTTGCATAATTTCATATGCACCTGCCGCCTTGTGAGCCGCAACAAGTATTGTGCTGTCTGGCTTAAACATTGCATACCACAGCAAGTAACCTGCCGCCACAGTAGTTTTACCCATCTGTCTACCCAGCATGTTTATACTATATCTGTAATTATTATAATTTTCTATTAAATCTAACTGATACGCAAAAGGATCGAAATCTATTCCACCTTTAGTAGGATGTTGTATTTTAACGTGATTATTCATAAAGTACAAAGGTCCGCCCACAGGATCTGCACAATTTTTAAAATCTTCTAGGGTATCTGGAGTATATGCTGTTCTACTATAGCCTTGTTTAACCAGACCGGTATCTACTGTTCCTCTTGCCATAATAGTATTTATGTGGTAATGATGTTAAGAAATGCTTTTTTTAAGTTTATCTTTAATATAATTAATTAAGATTTCTTTATCTGTTTCGTATGAAGGGTCTGAATCTAGGCTACCACAAGGAGTTTTTTCTTCATCATCTTTGTAATCCGGTGATAATAAAACATCTTCTTGTTCTGGCTCTTCATCATGTGCTGATGCTTCTTGATCATTATGCATATCTTTTGGTAAAGTTAATCCTGCAAGTTTAAGCACATCTGCTAAATCCTGCATTGTATCACCTGACGCTTCAATACTTACTGAACCTTTGTCAGTATTTTTATGTTGTTTGAATTCTACTGAACCTTCGACTTCGGGCTCTGCACTAACAATACCGTATGCATCACTCATTGCCTCTTTAATATTTACTATAGGGCCTGTGATTGGATGTTTTTCTTTACCAGTATACTTGTGCGGTACTTCAACACCATTTCGTTTAAGTATAATTTCACTAGGATGTACTTTACCTTGTGGTGATTTAGATAGAGACTGATCACTAGTTTTTTGCTCTAGACCATGGATATGTTTAAAAATTCTAACATCTGCATCTCTAAAATCTCTATAACGTTGTTCCTGGTCATTTACTGTAACTGAATAAACTGCTTCATTGATATCATTTTCTTCTACAGATTCTGAAGTTATTCTGTCGTACTCTTTGTCTGCTTTTATTAGTGCGGCTTGTACATTTCCTGTCTGTCTCCACATATTCCAAAATGCTTCTGCATAAAGAGGATTGTCTCTTTTAATAATCAAGTACTGATCATAGGCCTTAGATTCCTCTTGTGGACTATATTCATACTCTTTTAATACTTGATTTATTTTCATTATCTACTTCTAGAACCGTGTTGTGCAATATCGGAAACTTGTTTTGTGCTTTCTGCACCTCTACCCATATTAGGCATTCCAGTAATTGCATCGTACATAGGTCTTAAGTTGTCGCCCATTAACTCATCCTTGCTAGGATAGTTACGGAAATAATCTTCACCTTTCTCATCTTTAATTTTTTGTAGTTCTTTTAAAAATGCTTCGTTAAATTCTTCACCAAATCCGAAATCTTTAACATCTATTTCATCTTGTTGAGCTTCATAATGTTCCATGTTCTCAACATTAAGTAAAGCATCGTCCTTATGTGTTTGTCTATCTTCATCGTTAGCAAGTCTTTCTGCTTGGATATCTGCTTCTATACGTCTCGGTTCTTTTACACCGTAACATAGTACTCTTTCGTGATCCATACCTAAATTTACTGCTAACCATACTTCTAAAATTCTTTCGTTAACAGGGTATTTTAATACAATGTCTGTGCTACATACTTCTGATGTAAAGTTGGCATTTTTTGCTCTTTGAAATTCTACTGGATTCTCTTGAATCGGAGCCCTTTTAAATGGAGATGCACTAACAAAATTGTATTTTGCTAAACATTTTTCTATCATATCCATTTGATCTGCACCACAATCGTGTGCAAGTTTGACTCTATAAGCATATTCTTTTTTAAATGATTCTGCTATATAATTTTTTAATTCCATACTTTAACTCCGTTGATATACTTATTTATCATTTTTTATAAAATTGCTTAACAAAAAATAATTGTTATAAATATATGTATGGAAAATATAAAAGTAAGAGAACCACAACATCCTCAAGAAGGAGAGTATACATTATGTAATTTAGGGGAACTTGCAGTATTTAGAAACGGCGAGTGGGTAAGACCTAATTAATGAAAACTTTTATTTTAAGTTTAGGTGTTCAGAAATCAGGCACAACTTGGATTTGGGAATTGTTGAAACACATACCAGAAGCAAACATGGGTAATAAGAAAGAACATCGTTATTGGTACAAAAAAGATAAGCACAAATGGAATAATGAAGATTATATACATTATTTTGATAATCTTTTAGATGGGGGAGAACATATTACAGGTGATATAACTCCTATATACGGACTATGCAATAAAAAACAGTTACAAGAAGCAAAAGATATAATAGAAGGTGCAGGATACCATTTAAAAGTAATCTTTGTAATGAGAGACCCAGTTCAAAGATTAATAAGTAGAGGAAGAAGTGTATATGAACAAAAGGGTATTACAAGTTTAGAATCTTGGATTATGATTAGATCAAAACACAAACATATATTTGAGCGACAAAATTACAAAAAGACTATAAAAAACATAGAAGATGTTTTTGAGCCTGAAAATGTTTTTTATGGATTATATGAAACCTTCTTTACAGAAAAAGAATTCTTAAGATTTTGTAATTTTATAGGTATGGAATATCAAGACACTTATTTAAAAAGAAAACCTAGATTAACATCAAATAAAGATGTAGATTTAACTGCTGAATTAAAACTTATATTAAAAGAACTATATAAAGAAACATATAGTTTTTGCAATGAACGTTTTCCGGAAACTAAATTACTCTGGGGATGAGTCTTTAGTATTAATAATTTTTAGTAATTCATTTCTATCAAAAACAGTTGCTTGAACTGATTCTGCTTCAGTACCCTTATTATCAAACTTATCTATTCTTGCTTTTTTAAGCATTAAATCTATTTGTTGTAGTTTTGCTTTTGTTTTAGCATCACTGGCATCTAAGGCTATCTTTAACATATTACTTGCTTCTGCAAACACTTTACCAGCCGCCATATCACTAACATTCATACCTAGATTCATAAGTTGTTCATAACTATCGATAGCCTTTTTGGCTATATCATTCATTTCTACTTCGTGACTTTCTAACCCTTTTACTTCTTTAAAGGCTAAATTTATCTTTTCACTAATACTTAATGCACCTTGAACTTCCTCTATGACCTCCTGCGTTTCTTCTACAGTAGGTAAAGTTTCCTTTTCAGTAACTTCTTCGATAGGAGGTAAATTGAATTCTTCTTCAAGTTTCTTAGTCATATTAGTATTTATTTAACTCTAGGTTTAGAAATGCGTTTTTTCGCCTTACGAGGTTTTTTGTTTGAGAAGATTTGATCTTCGTTGATGACTTTAAAACGTATGCCTTTGCGTTTACACCATTCTTGTGCCGCCGTCCACTTAGCGGCGTTTATAATAGTTTGTATTTTTTGTCCTTGTGATCTTGCACTTTCCATTGTTGTTTGATTACGAGGTTTTATTTCTATTAATTCTACGTGTTGCTTACCATCTTTATCTGTATATTGAACCATAAAGTCTGGAACATAATTACTATAATGACCTGTTGTAGGATTTCTATAAGGTATCTTAACGTTTTCACTAGCCCACTTAGTAATGTTAGGATGATTATCACACATTCTCATAAATGCTAATTCCCAACTACTTCTATATGTAGGATTCCTTCCGCCTACAAGTTTACCTGTATTAACGACTTCGTACTTTCCTGTTGCGAATTTGCCCATGTTAGGCCTTGATAAGTGTTGCGGCTTTGCTTCTTGAATTATCTATTGAATTTTTAATATCAACCTTATTACCTGCAGGTCTCACAGCATTCATGGCTTCAAAAGCATCTACACTTAATTTTAGTGTATCTGCATTCATATCAAAATAAGCAGTAGGATCTATATTTTGTACCTTTGCTATTTGTATAAGAACCTTAGCCATTGCATTGGCATTAGATAGACTAAAGCCTATAGCAACTAATTTAGTTTTTATAACATCTAATTTTTGAGGATCTATAGCAATTTCTTTTACCTTGGCCAAGTCAGCAAGAATTTCTGAACTTGCTTCTGGTAAGGGAAATTTTACACTTGCATTTTCTAAATATGCTTCTAATTTACCTGCAGTAAATTTATAATTTATTTCACTACCAAATGTTTCGTATAAAGATGTACTCATGAACTGCTACCTCTTTCGGGAGGAGCAACAAGTCCACTTACTACTGAATCTAATAAATCTTTTTCTATTTTATCATTCCAATCACCATATGTAGGTTTGACTGCGACTGTTGTATCTAAGGCATCACCTACAAAACCTCCTACTGTTTCCCCCAAGTTATCTGTTAACCAATCGCCGATTGGATCACTAGGACTTTGTAACGGCTGTGCTGTTCTTGGTCTTGTGCCTATTCCAGGTATACTATTACCTGATTTATTTCCAAGGAATGCAAAATCTGTTTGTTCCTCTAAGGATATAGGTTTAAGATTTTCAGCACCTGGAATAGTAAAGTCACCAATGTCTTCAAATCTATCTAAATCAACTTCTCCTAAATCAAAATTTACAATATCAAAAGTAGTGAAATTTTCATAAACAAGTTGCATTTGAAATTCCATAAAATCACTAGAGGAATAATCAATACTTTTTGGTGCAAAAGATTTAATCATTGGTTTCATTAAACTATATTGTACACCTTTACCACCAGCATATAAGATATAATCTATACGTTCAAAAAAGTTTTGATCTACTTGTAAGTTTATACCTGCTTCATTACTATTAAAGGTACTACCAGCACCAAATTTACTTTTTACTAATTCTTCTGTCATAGGTGTATAAAAAGATACATCTCTGTCGCCAAAAGAATTTTTATTTCTTGGGTCCATATGCAAGTATGAAAAATACTTCATCAAAACAGTGAGCCATTCATTGTTTACAGTATCAAAGACAGTCATTTCAACGGGTTGGTATTCAACTCCTGTTGTGACATTCCTTTTCTTATTGAAATTATTTTTTTCTACTATTTTAAATTCTACGGCAGGAAGTTGAGCAGTCCTTACCAAACTGCTCATACTTGTTTTAAATGTTAGATTCTCATTACCTAATAACTGTAATACATTTCTGTTGAATATGAAATTTACATATCCTTGGAACTGCTGTCTAGGTGGATTAACTTCTGGTCTAAACCTATAGTTATTCCTAAAGTCTCTAGCATAAAAATTGTCTACTGTATTTTTACCAGTAAAACGTGTATATTTCACTAGAGTACTCCGTATATTATACTAGAACGTTGCTGTTATCTGCTAGTGTGTTATCATCAGGGAACGGATTACCCGCTTCAACTCTTCCATTAACATCATTATCGCCTTGGAAGTGTGTTGCGTTATCATAACGTATCATCATAGTAACAGTCTGTTGATCGTTAGAACTATAGTCTGCTTCACTGTAATCTGATTGTGTTAAGAAACACCCTTCTAGGAACCAAACTTCACTAGCACCTGCGTTGACACCGTCTAATACTTCAATTTGCATATCAAATTTATAGTCGGAACCTGCGGCTGGTGTTGTTTGTTGGAAATGGTTAAGTTGTCTTTGTACCTGTGCACCTACTAACTTTGCAACCTTATTCTGTATATCATCCCTAATAGTTACACTAATTGGGTCCCAAGTGTGTTTACCCTGCAAATAAGTACGAGAGTTGTAACTATCAATAATTACTTCCTCATAATTTATTTTAGGTCTTACAACACTTTGAACATTTTGTGTTAGTGAAACAGTATTAGTAGAACCACCAAAATTGTTTAGAAAACTTACACGGAATCTATACTTTAATTTAGGCATTAAAATGCCAGAAGTACCAGTTCCTGTAGGTACACCAAACTTACTTTTTGTTTCTGTTGTTGCTGATGATGTTGCCATTTTTTACTCCATTTGTTCTTTATGAACTAATTATACGAATATTTATCATCTTTGGGTCAATTTAATTAACTCTAGTTTTAATTCTGATACAAAAAAGGGCAGTAAAACCGCCCTTTTAATGTTTAAGTTGTTAAACTTATGCTGTTGAGCCCAATGTATTTTGTATTCTAATTGGAATATAAATAAATTCAACTGCTTTAACAGGTTGTATTGCTACATCTATATACAATTGATTGTTATCTATTCTAGCCGCTGTGTTATTTGTAGTATCACAAACTGTGATAAAGTCAAATAAACCTCTTTGTGCAACTAACTGTCCAAGGAATCTATCTATTACTGTTTTAGCATTTGCTCTTGTTACTTCGTCGTTTGGTTCAAACAAGAATGGTTTAACAATGTCATCCATTCTTTCTCTTATGTAAACCACTAAACGTGCAACATTAACTCTATCTAAAGCACTTGCTGTTGGATTAAGAGTTTTCTGTCCAAATACCGCAATTCCTCTTCCTGGGAAGTTCCCAATTGGATTAACCTTGTTATTATATAGACTGTCTCTTTGACCTTCACTTAAAGCAACTGCTTCGAACTCGCTAGTTGTTGAATCTAAATACCCAACACTAGAAACGTTATTAACAAGTCCTCTTTGGAATCCTGCTGGTGCAAACCATGGGAAAGCCACCTGGTCGTTAAATGCAATAGTTCTTAAAGCCATATAACTTGCTGGAACCATAACGTTTGTGCCGTCTAAGTTTGTTGCTAATCCATGTGGATAGTATACAGCCGCATATGGTGAACTTGAAACTAATCCGTCTTCTCCATTTACATCTGCAACACCTGTATTGTTTGCCCAAGCCGCTGTACTTGTAGAGTCAGCCGCTAATCTTAGTGGTGCATCACCAACTACGAATGCAGTATTTTTTCTATCAGTACTTAAAGTAATCATCTCATCTAAAAGTTCTGCGTAACCAGGACATGCAATTAGATTAAATCTATTTGTTTCGTTTCTGATTTCTGAACTTGCTGTGATTGAACTTTGTAGTGCTGTAACAATAACTTGTCTCTGAGCTTTACGCATCATGTAAGGTGAACCATCAGTTTTATTACCTGAATGATCTTTCCATAAACTATTTGTTGCGTCATACTTGCTTACATTACCAACTGAAGCCATCTTGTTCCATGCTAACATACCACTTGGGTATAATGCCGCATTAGGAAGCCCGTTTGCTGTACTTAATAAACTTGCATCACTGCTTGATCTAAAGTCTGCAAACAAAATTCCGTCTTCAGTAACTTGGTCTGTATTATCTACTAATACCCAAGCACTTGCTGATGATCTTTTGTATATAACAGGGAAGTTTTCTAAGTCACTGCTGTCAATCCATATGTCATTAGTTGCTAATGATGTTGAACCATCGCTTTGTAATGTTGGAGCACTTGCGGCAAACTGTACATCACCTGTATAAGTTGCCCATGTTCCAGCATTTTGATATAACATATCTATGTTTGTATTAGAAACATTGTTGTCGTACCATAGATCGCCTTCTGTAGCCGCACCTGTAAGTGTTGTTGCACTTGCTGTGAAACTTAGATCTTTAAAGTTACTGTATGTACCAGCAGTAATGTTAAGATCTGCTGTACCATATCCTGCAACGTTACCATCTGCTAGTTTAATATCTTTACCTGTGCTAGTTGTAAAAGTAATTTTACCACCGTCATTAGATGCTGATACAGTATTAGCAAAAGTTGTAACATCATTCGCACCAGACAATGCTGTTTGAATATCAGTTACTAAATTATCTACTGTTGCTGTTCCGCCACCTGTTGAGAAAGTAACTGGAATTGCTGTCCCTTCATTAATTGTAATGTTAAAACTAACTTTACCAGAGTGTGCTGTAACACTTTGCGTACCAGACAATGCTGTTGAACTTGCTACTGTTAAAGTAGATTCACCATTATGTCTTTGTAAAGTCATACTTGCTACACCATCTTCGCCTTCGGTATTAGCCCATAGATCTCCAACTTTTGGTGAACTATAAGTGTTTGTATATACTGAATCTGACTTGGAGTCTATTACAATAGATTCTGTTGTAAATTGACCAGTTGTTGAACTGTACAATTTTACTGCAAGACTTGAACCATTATTTGCTGATGTGTTTCTAATATGAACATCACCTGCTGTTAAGGCACCGCCGCCTGATTTAGTTGTAGGAATTGCTAAATGACTTGCAAATTGAAAGTCACCTGCTGATCCACTTACTGCACTTGTCCATCCTGAGGAACCAATGCTTCTCCATGTACCGCTTAGTTTCTGGTAGAAACTAATTTTAGGTTGTGTACCACCTGAAGTTGTAAGATAAACGACACAATATTCGCCGTCTTGTCCAAAACTTGATTTAGGTGTAACACCGTCTGAATCTATATCAGATGCTGATGCTTGTTTTACTGTTTGTTTTACCCATGCACTTGAAACACGTTGATACACACCCCAACTTGTTGCTGAAGTATCTAACCAATAAGAACCGTTAGCAGGATTATTTGTAGGTGCTGTTGCACTTGATGATAAATCACCTAAATCTACATCTGCTCTTAAAACGTATGCTCTATTGGCTATGCCCAAGAAACTATAGGCTGAAAGTAAACCATATTCATTTTGTTCATCACCATGTAAAGGTGTAGAACCACTTGTTTTAAATGATGGATTACCATAATTCTGTAATAACTCTCTTTGACTTGTAATCAATTTGAGTTTGTTTGCGTTTGCTGATGTTGTGAAAGCGGCTGTACCACTACCGTCAGGTGCTGTTTTATCCTGTGATGTTGCAATAACAATCAAAGGAACTGAACCGGCACCGGCGGGGGCGTAAAAACTTTCGTCTGTAGTCGTTACACTTACACCAGGACTTACTAAAGTTGCCATATTATTCTCCTTAAGAAATATTCTTACATGTATTTATCATAATACTGCATTTTACTGTATTTAAGGAATTTAGTAGGTATTATGTGGTATTATACTAATTTAAGTGTCTGCTTAAACTCGCCTGTTTTCCAATCTCTAATATCTTCTACTTGCTTGGCTAGATCTTCGAGGGTTCCATTATTATCTATAATGTAATCAACTGGGTAGCCGGCCCAATTCCATTCACTTTCGTGAATGTCTCTGTATTTTGTCTGCATTATCTTTCTGCTTACAACGTTTTCGTGTGCCGTCTTTGCTGTTTCAAACCATTCAGGTAGGTCTCCACGTTGTACCCAAATAACAACTCCGCCCATTTCTTTAATTAAATCCAGTTCATTTCTGAATCTGGCATCACTAATAACTGTGCATGGTGCGTTTTGTGTTTGTTTTCTTATTCTGTACTCTAAACTGTTAAGCCAGATGTTTTGATCAAAGTGATTTCTAAGTACTTCTGTACCTAAAAGTTGTAATGCTAATCTAGGAGTAAAATTTGGGACACCTAATTTTTTAGTCCAAAACATATCAGGTGTTTCTCTAAAGTCTCTGCTTTCAGTTGTATCACCTTCCAGCATAGATCTTTCCCAACCAAAAATGCTGGAACATAAATCTTTAAGGGGAGCGGCAAAACTGTCATGAACACAACCACGTTCTACAAACATATTGGCTACTGTATCTTTGCCACTGCCTATAAAACCGGTTATTCCTATTAGCATTATCCTATCACAAATCCTAGAGGAGCATTGCCCTCTTCTTTCTGGAAAATGCTTTCTCTTGCCTTTTCCATTTCTGCTATTGCTTCTGATTTTAACGCATCACCATTTAACTGTATGGTTCCGCCTGCCCCTGGAAGTCCTGAAGCATATTTACTTCTTGCTTCACCTAGCATCATTTTAGATTGTGCTAGTGCGTAAGCGGCCAGCCAATTTGCGGCATAGATATCTTTTAATAAAAGACTTTCGGGTATAAAATTATAAATGCCTACTGCGATTTCTTCTTCGTGTCTTACATTTCTTAAAATTTTAAGTTGTTTAGTATTTCTATTCCATAAAAAATTATATTCACTACCAAATATTCTACCTAAAACTTCTTTATATTGACTGAATGCATCAAAGACTGCAAGTCCGCCCATTTGTCCTGCTTGTAGCAAGTACATATTATTGAATGCAACATCAAAAGGATCAAAGTTTGTACCACCGCCACTGTTAGTGCCAACACCTCTTCTATATAACCTGCGTACTTCCATAACTTCGTCTGGTAATGTGTACTCTGTTACACCTTCTTGTGTAGTCAAAAACAGGGCACTTTCTTCTACAGCACCTGCACTAAGTTGCCTATATAAAGCAAGGGACTTATCTATAGCAACATCATAGTGTGCTCTGTCGAGTTCAACGTCAACTATACCGTCTGCTAGACGTAGTTGTAACTCGTTAACAAGTTCTTCTCTGTTATTATATCCTATTTGATCTACTGGCATAGTACTATTTATCTAATTTTCAATTAAAATACTTTAAGTAGTACAATAGTATCACTTATTCTGCCAGTTAATTTAGTTGGGGTAGTCTTTATTTCTTCAAAAAATGTATTAAATCTAGTCTTTGCAGACCCTTTAACTGCTTTTATTTGTTCTGCAGGCTTACGCAATGTCTTTTGAAAACTAGTAGAAGTATCAAAATCTTTAATAGTTGTGCCTTTTATAGTTAACCCAGTACTCATTTCTGATTTTCTGTACACACCTAATTTTCTTAATTTAGTGTTATAAAACCAAAGTTCTGTTGCATCTATTATTTCAACTGGATTTATACTTGCTATTCCTAAATCACTATCGTTAATTTGATATTTAAGTTTTTTTACAAGTTTGTCCCTATCCATGGGTTTAGGTTTTCTAGGCTTACGAGTTGCTTTGCCTGTTTCTATTAAGGTATCACATGCAGTATGTATCTTTTCAAAAAATGCAAAATAGTCTTTACGCATTTTTACATTAAAATGACCGTATCCTTCTTTGATGTCTTGATCTTCCCATGCTAATATTTCTGTTGCTTCTAAAACATCTCTATCATAACTGTCTTTAATAATTTTAGCATGAGCAGGTTTTATAGACGGTGTATATGCTCTCATATCATTGTATGGATCAAACTTTTTCAAGTCAAATGCTTCTCTGTCTACAAAGTTGTCTAACTGTTCTTCCCAAGTTCCACACAATGTTGATACTTGCTCTTTCATACGATCTTGAATGCTAATTACTTTAGTGTCCTTTTTCTTTTCTTGTTCTTGTGTTTTTACAGTATATACTTTCTTACCAAGTGCTAGCCACTGTGGCTTTGCCTTTTCGTTAATGTACTCTATTGTGCCTTCAGGCCAGTATCCCAGTTTTTTTGCTACCCAGGCAGTTTTACCCATTGCAGAAAAATAACCTTTATCTATACAGACTGCATACTTTATATCTTCTTTAGTCCAACCACTTTCCTGCTTGATCCATTTTATTAATGCTTCTTGTTTCTTCTTTGTTGCTATTTCGTAGTGGACAAAATATTCAGCATTACTAATTGCTTTCTTTCTTTGTTCTGGATCTGTAAGTAAAGAGAGTTCCTTCCAATTAGGCTCTTTTAATAAATATGTACTTCTCTGTTTTTTTCTTGCCATGTGTGTTTAGTCTTTAAATAATTCTTCCCTAGGATCTAAATAAAGTACCTGTATTGCTTTAGGCCAATTTTTAAATCCTACTATTTCTTTTTTATCTTTAAGTACACTTTTACTTTGAAAAAACTGGGTGATGGTTAGCATACCCATAAATCTGCCTGCCTTTTCTCCTGCTTTAAAACAAAAGTAAGAATTAGCAAGAATGAAGATGCCAAAATAAATATAATTTTCCATATTACGCCTCTAATTAAAAAACTAGTCTAACAGATTTCTATTTATTTGTCAAGACTAATTTTATTTAGATGCCAGCCTCTTCGTCTTCCAAAGAAAAGCATATCTAAATGATCTTCTTTTTTGTCTAAGTAGTCACCATATCTATCAGAAATAATTAAATTTGCTGGGAAAAGGTTACTTTTGACTGTAACATGGACAGAATCATGTATATATGACTCAAATTGTTTGATTTGTAAATTTGCTATTTTTGTATAATCGTCTATTACATCTTGTGTTGTAAACTGTTTTGAAAAATCTCCTACAACATTTATATAATGCTCTACTAGATTATTATTTTGTATAATAGGCATAAGTGAATGAAAAAATTTCCAGCCTTCTATAAAAACACCATCTATAGTAGTTTCCATATAACCTGTCTTTTTCCAATCTTGTAATCCTATTTTAAGTTGATCTAACCAACCGTTAAGTACTATGTCGTTTTTTTTAAGATGGTCATAGAGTTCTGTGTAAAATTCAATATATGATTTATTTTGTGTTTCATATAGGTATGTAGATATAATGTTTGATATCCCAAACATGTGTAATCCTAAAATGAATGCTGTAAAGACTGCAATGTCTTCCATATTGTTTTCTGATATAGTGTTAGTACTTTTTATAACTTCTATAGACTCTGATATTTTATGTTTTTTATCGTATTCAAATGATTCATTTTGTACACCATAAAAGAAATCATATCCTTCAAATGTTTGTAACGAGTATTCTTGTATCTGTGTAATGTACATAGGGGAGTTTATAAGTAACTGCAAGAAATATACGTCTAATGTTTCTATTTGATGTATGAGGATATCTTCTATAGTATTTAACCACGTTTCTGTAGTCTCTCCTGGCATGCCTAATATTAATTCTGTAAGAGCTGGTACATTTTTATCTCTAGCAGATTGTATAATATCTTCAATAGAATTAATCTTCATATTCTTTCTTTTGATATTGTCTAGTACTTCATCTGTTGTCGTTTGTAGACTTAATGTTAATCCTGTTTGTATGTTTACCTCTATAAATTTCTTTACAATTTCTAATACTGTATCATTACTGTTCTTTGCATAACTTACACTTATACCATTAGGATAACCTGTTTGTTTATTAGTTGCTACAATCATATCTGCAATCATTATATCTCTATCTTTGAAGATTCCAAAGTTACTAGATGTTAATGCAAGATAAGGAAGTTTATTATCTGCTACCCATTGTAAATCTGCTAGTATGCGATCGTCATATATCTTATACATTTTACTTGCCGTAGCACTACCCCAATCACAAAACGTACAACTATAGGGACATCCTCTGTCTGTTTCTAAAGTCGGAACCCATTCTATATCTGGATATTGTTTTATAAGATCGTCAAATAATCCTAATGTATAAGGACTAGGTAAATTTAAATCCTGTATCCTGTCAAACTCGTAGACTTTCTCTAAGGGCTTTTTATCTAGATATGCAGTAAGTATATCTAAAACCGCTAACTCACCTTCTCCGATTACTATAGAATCTATATAATTATTTTCTTTAAAAAAATTTGGATTTCTGTGAGGTAATTCAGGACCGCCTAGTATAATTTTAATGTTTGGATATGCTTCTTTAAGTACTTTACCTAACATCAAACAATAATTCTTGTTCCAGATATAAAGACTTATAAAAACAATATCGGTATTCTTACATCTATCAACAACACTTTGAAGTTCCTCTCGTCGAAATATCCAATTGTCTACTTGATAATTGTCTTTAATCTGTTGATTTTGTATTAAGTAACTCCAAAGAGAACCTACACTATAAGGAAGGTAATAACTGTTAAGGTGTTTAGGTCCAGTCTGAAAATTAGGCTGAACTAACGTAACATTAAACATTATTTTCCTTTGGAAAATCTTCTATCTTGATTATGTGGTATGTCGTTTTCTAAAACATTTTTCCAAACAGCAATAGTTCTATCAAGACCTTCACTAAGTTCTACTTTAGGAAACCATCCAAGGCGTGTTGTAATTTTATGGTTTGTACTATTAAGTAAAAATATTTCGCCTGGTCTAGGCGGTTTGGTATTCCAATTAACATGTCCTTTCCAGTCTAACTTATCTGCAATCATTTTTACATAATCTTTAATTTTAATTGCATTGTCAGGTCCTATACAAAAGATTTCTCCTTGACACTTATCTGGATTTTCAATAACTTGTTGCCAAGCATCAAGTAAGTCATCAATGTAAATAAAGTTTCTGTATGGTTCGCCATATCCTAAATTTATCTCATCTGGATTTTTAATCATTTGTGTTATAATTTGTTCTGTTACAAAGAAGTCGTTATCCTTTCTACCGTATGCATTAGTTTGTCTGATAGCAGTAAACGGCAATCCATAACTTCTGTGTGCATACTCTAAGTATTTTTCACAGCCATATTTTGCAACGGCATAGGGGGCATTTGGGTTTGGCGGAGTGCTTTCATTAAATGCAATAATGCCTTCCTCTTTGCCGTCTCTAATTAAGTCACTGATTGGTTGCCAACCGTATACTTCCATTGTACTTGCAAACACAAAGTTTTTTAAGTTTGGTAAAGTTGCCGCAATCTCGATTAAGTTTACAGTACCAACATAATTTACTTCACTAAATGTAATTTGTTCATAAAAACTGTCTTGCACTTCTGTTCTAGCCGCCAAGTGAACAATTATTTCAGGATCAAATTGTTTAATTTGAAATCCTACTTTAGCATGGTCTCTTAGATCTTCTTTTAAAAATTCTAATTCATGCTGGTCTTTTAATCGTTCGACCATTGCTTGACCTATAAAACCGTCAGCGCCTGTTATAAATATTCTCATGTGTGTTCCTGTAAATTTTTAAAATTATTATCTATATTTATAAGATCGTATTTAAATTTTTTCTCAAAAAGATAACTTTTAGGGAACGGTTCATATGTGTAATCTTCTAAACAACTAACCTTTCCTGGATATTTTCTGTATAAATTTATTATATGTAAATATCTATTTTGTATTCTTTTAGACATTTCTTTAAATTCTAATAATGTTATTTCTTTATCAAATACTTCTCTATCTGCAGAGTATTGTTTTGATGTTTTTGCAATTATTGTACTATATACCTGTGATGTAATGTCCTTCCTATAATGATATATAATGTTATCAGCACATTGTAAATATTTTTCTACTAATTGTTTGTCTTTTGTTTGATTAGGAATAAGTCTACATACACTATTACTTAATTTATTCCATGTATTAAAAATGTATTTATTTTTAGACTCTAAATTAATTTTATTTAATTCTACATTAAAATTACGTTCAAATCTTTCATTAAATACTTCTGTCTTGTGATTTAATATTTCTCCAAAGGAATATAAATTATTTTCTTTTGCTAATTTTAAATTTAAAAAGGTAGACCCTGTTCTAGTTAAAGTAACAATAACTGTTTTATTAGAAGACACCTTTCTCTGCAAATCCTGTAACTTGTAATGTATATCTATTCTGATAACCTAAATTTGCAACATGATGCTCTGCATTAGGTTTGATTACTGTGAAGTCTCCTTTTTTATAATCTATCCAACATTCGTTATCCATTTCAAAATAATGCCCCATTAACCTATCCTGTAAAAATAAATTTATTCTAACAGGTTCCAATCCTTTTATATTAAGTTTTTCTTTCTTAACATGTTCTTTTATTTTATAAAGTGTATCTGTATGAGGTGCTATAAATCTACCTGGTTTAATACAATTTACTGTTGCTACACTATATTTTAAAACATCATCAAATAGATGCTTTACCTGTTGTACCCAATAATCACAATCGCTTTCAAATACTTGATACACCCAAGGTGAATCGTGAGGGTAATCAGGTACTGCAACACCAAGTTTATCCCAAAAACCTGCACTAAAAACAGTATTAGTATGCTCTGTAAATTTGACTCTATAAATCATTTCATCTGTAACAAATGAAATATTTTTATGTCCCTTATGCATTTTTTAGAACTGTGACTTGGCAAGAATAAAAAGGTGCTTCGCCCATGTTTCCTGCTATGTGCCAATCATCTATGCCAAACTTTACCCAATCACCTGCTCTCCATTTTACAAAAGGCTGATCGTGTACTTCATAGTAGTGCCCACGTTTCCAGTCTTCTAAAAATATCAAGTAACGATGACTAACACCTGTGCCGTCATCATTATGTTTTTGTTTAAGTTTAAAATGTTTGTCAACATGATGTGGAATAGTTTGTCCTGGTGGAATATTAATTACACTAACAACATGATGATCAAAGTCTTGTGGTATTTTTTTAGATAGGTCATGTACCCATTGTGGTGAGGTCTCAAACATCTGCCATATACTGCTATTATGTTCTGTGTAATATTGTTCTACAGCAGGTGTCTGTTGATAACATTGGAAGTAATCGTCAAAGTTTAACTGACTCATTTGGTCATGAGTTATTCCAAAGTTATCTATATGCCCGTATTTAATCACAATAACTCTCTAAAGTTCCTTTACGTCTTAGATCTAAAGTAGCACAATGAATGCCGCCAGAGAGCGTCATAGAGTGCCTAAACTGTACTGGTACACTATCTATACCGTACTTGTCAAGTTCTCTCATTAAAGGTTCTTGTGCTGAGTCTAACACCACTGTATTCTCATCTACACTCAATAAGTTCATTCCAATGTATGGTGAGCATGGAGGCATATAGCCTTGCTCCGCTAACTTACTTCCTTGGACAACACAATCATCAAACCATATCTTATCCCACTTCTTAAACATCTCAGGACAGTTATCAGGTGTTACCCTGCTACTGTTCATTAATACTAGTCCAGGTCTAAGTGGAACAATAGTACTATCAAAATGTGCAAAACTGTATAGTTCGCTGTAATGCATTTTGTAACCCATAGGTTCAACTAATCTTTTTAACCACTGGTATCCTTTCATGTTTCCTGAATTAGAAACTTGATATAATAAATCTTTTCCAACTCTTACTATGTTTGGTGCATCAAAACAAATCTCATGGTTAAGTAATGTTGGCTTATCTTCAATGTCTTCAAATGTGTACATGTCATCATGTAACTTTGGCTTAGGTGCTGACATCCATAAAGCACCATCTTCAAATGCTTCATACATAATGTCTTCGTATAATCTTGTTTCAAAATATCTTGCTCTTACAGGAGTAGGAGTTTCAATAAGCATATCGCCTAAAGGTAATATTAAATCTCTGGGACACCAACTGTACCAGCCTTTACTTTTCCAACCTTGGCCAATATCGTAACTTTTTTGTTCCCAATCAATAACTTTAGGCCTGTGAACTTTAATGCCCATTTTACTAAGTGCATCTGCAAGTCCATCTGCATCTTCGTTGGCCTCGTCAATTACCCATTGTGGATAAGGTCCTTCTAATTTTTCTACATCTTCTTTATTAAAATTAGCATAACTAAAACTTCTTGCTGAAATATCTGTTGCTATTCTGGAATGGTCTGCTCGACCTACAATGATTTCCTCTAAAGGGTCCCAATCATTATGTGAATTAACTATCATACATCTGTCTCCTGTGTGTATATGTTACTATTTATTTAACAATCACTTAACCAGTCCGAAATACAGACTCTGTAGTTCCCTGATACCCCTCTATTATATTCTGAATGCCTGATATCGTCCCCTAGACCAAATATCATTGTATCTGTCCACACTAGGTCTTCATTAGAACATATTGTTTCATATAAATCTCTATACTTTTCCCAATTATAATCAGGCGAAAAGTTTCGCATATACTGTACACCTAATGCCATGGAGTAATTATTTTGCATTTTTACCTCATTGAGCATACTTACGCCATCATCAACATAATCTTTAGTAAATCTAATACCCACTCTGTGATTTTCTAATGTAAAGAAAGGTTTACTTAAACTACATGTTACTTCTTTAATAGCAGGATATTTATTTAAGTCTATATGTACAAATTTACTAATTCCCCAATACGCCAGATCTAGGCACACAGGTATATCCATTACATTACAGACTTTCATTATGTGTTCAAAGTCAGGGTGTATACAACCAAAATCACTAAATGGTGCACTTATTAGTAATGCATGTAATCCTGGACCTTTTAATATACTTTCTAAATGATGTGGAGAATGTAGATTCTGAAATTGTACATGTTTGCCTAAACAGGCATGATATTGAAAGTCACCGTTCAAGACTATTATTTCTCTGTCTTTACTATGTCGTAATATAAATTGGTCAAACGTTTGACTAGTGCCTTGTGTGTAATCTGCATGTTTAAATTCGTTTAGTCCGTTAAGACTTTTTGTATCTGAATAGTTAAGCCATTCTCTCCAGACCTTTTGATATTCTTCGAGACTTACATTTTTTAAATCATCTTTATCTAAATGCCAATGGAAATCTTGTATTTCTTTATTTCTAACAGGCCTTGCTCCTCTAACTGCAGGCATTATGTATCTCCTGAAAAAAGTTTTCGTTACTCTTTCTTCTAAATGTTCCTTCTACTAAGTGAGTGTAATTGAACTCAACACTTTCTTTTGTTTGTTCTAATAATTCTTGATACTTTCCAGGGCTTAAATTTCTTATGTATTCAAATACAGTAAAAAATCCTTCTACTCTATCTAATAAAGTATCTGCTTCATTAAAATTAATTGGCCAACAATCGTCGAATGTTTTGAAATCTATATTTTTAAGTTCTTCATATATACCCTTGCATCCAAATGTAATAAAAGGTTTCTTAAAAGCCATAGGTATAAATTGTTTTTCATCTACATACCCATAACCGTAAGGTTCTCCACCAGGTGTAATTGCAATATCGCAATCTTCATACAACCAGGGACCAGGGATACCCCTGTCATCTATATTGTCCATATCTATAATATGAGGCCTACTCATTATATTTTTCATTATAGACTTCAACATGCTATCTGTAATATCCTCTTTATTAATTAATTCGTTTAAACTCGTAGACATTAATTGTATATGATAAGGATATTCCTGTTTTGTTTTTGGATCGTTTGCAATTTTGGATATATCATTTGGTCTCAAACTATAGAATCTACCGTAGGTAATATCTTCTAATCCCATAGCACTATTTTCTAACATAGTAGAAAATAATAATCTGTGTGATCTACAATTCCTTAATGTACATAAAAATTTATTTGGTATAACATTTAAATCCTGTTTTTCGTCTATAGTCTTAAAATCATTTACATCTAAGTGTACATTATTAAATTCTTCTACCTCTGACAAAAATGTCATATAATGTACTCTATCAAAATACCAAAGTTTATGTATTTTATACACATTTTTTACTCTTGATGTATGATTTGCAAAGTGTCCGAAGTAATCAGTTGTTTCCCCGGAGCCACTTAATATAATTTTAATGTTTGGGTTTGCTGACCCTAATTCTGCAAAATAAATATTAGCATCAAAGAAATAAGGTTCAGTACTAGAATAAAATAAAAATGCTAAATTAGGTAAATTTAGTGAAAGTATATGCTGTACAACTTTATCTATCTCTTTACCAAAAGGTGATAGTTCGTAATATTTACGATTTTCTATTGTGATGGGGAAACTTTGTATATCTATAGGAACCAGTGTTATATCATTGCCGTTACATTTAGATTCGTCGCCATTATTAATAATATTAATATCAAACATTTCGTTAAATGGATTATAGTTTTGCTCTAATTGTATTTGTGTTAATACATGTAGAGGTAATGGCTCACGACCAGTCCAACCATTGGCTGTATGTTGTTGTATTGTTTCATCTGTAAATTGAAACCCGTTATGTAGATAGAATATATTAATATTTTTCATAAATTGTCCTGGCGGAAAGGGAGGGATTCGAACCCTCGGTACAGTTACCCGTACTCCTCCTTAGCAGGGAGACGCTTTAAGCCACTCAGCCACCTTTCCGTTTCAAATATTTATCAAGTTATATACATACATAATTTTTTTACGATAAATATTAAAATGAGCTATGTAACAAATACATTTGATAGAATACATGTAGAACTTACAGATAAATGTAATGCTCAATGTCCTGGATGTGTTCGTAGCCATGCAGGAGGAAAATTAAATCCCATAATTAAAAACCAACAATTAGGTCTAGATTTTTTTAAAAATAGTCTTGGCATAGATTTTTGTAGTAATGTAAAACATTGGGATTTCTGCGGTACTAAAGGAGATGCTGTAAGTAATTCTGAATTATTAAATATCTTACAATTCTTATTAGATTGTAATAAGAATGTAAGAATTAAATTACATACTAATGGAGGCTTACGGAACACTAAATGGTTTACACAACTTGGAGATTTATTTAATAATCGTGATTGTGTTTGTGTGTTCGCCCTCGATGGTCTGGAAGATACCAACCACATTTACAGAAAAAATGTTAAATGGAGAAAATTATGGGAAAATATAGTAGCCTATAATAAAACAGGTGCAAAGACAAGAGCAAATTTTTTAAAATTTAAACATAATGAGCATCAAGTACCAGAAATAGAACAATTATGTAAAAGGTATAAAATAAGATTAAAAATTAAATCACCATACGGATTTAAAGAAAATAGTAATACAATAGAACCTATGCCCGTACATAATCCTGATGGCACATTTGCATATTCAATTTTTCCTAATACAGAATATGTTAATGGGAGAGAAATAAAAGATCCAAATATTATTGATACTGATTTTTACACACAAGGAAAATACGACAAGGCACATTTTTTACAAGAATTAGATAACATATCTGATGTAAGTTGTAAAATAAGTGAAGGCACTACTGCAAATCTATACATAGATAGCGACGGTGCTTTGCTTCCATGTTGCTGGATTGCTAGTGCATTAAATATGGGAGATGATCAAATGACATCTTTAATTGGAAAACGTGAAGATTTAATACCTAGTGAAAGCAATACTATTCAAAATATTTTAGAAAGTACATATTTAAGTAAGACATTAAATAAAGGAATCAAAGGGAATCTCGACACTAAAGAAAAGTACTGTATTACCTGTGTTAAAGCATGTGAGATAAATACAGGTTTTGCAAGACGATAAATAGTAGTATGCCTAAATTAAGTTTATGGAACCCGGTCAAAACTAATGACTACAATTTTACTGATAGAATAGTCGGAGAGCACCTCTATGCCGGTGGAACCGGTGTACATATACATAAATATCTAGGAGTGCATACTACTCCTGATGAAAACGATCCTACTAGACCTAGTAGTGCCGCTAATGATAGCGAAGTTTTTATACAAGACTTATTATTCCTGGAAAATAGAGACAGAAAATACGACAAAGATATTTACGAATTACGTGGACAATACAACATAGGTGATAACGACAGTTTTGATTTAACACAATTTGGTATGTTTTTAGCAAATGACACTTTATTCATGAACTTTCATATAGAAAGTATGGTAGAAGGAGTTGGAAGAAAATTGATGGCTGGTGATGTATTAGAACTACCTCATTTAAGAGATGACTTACTTTTAGGAAGTGACGAAGCCGTTAATAGATATTATGTAGTAACAGATGCGGCCAGACCTGCAGAAGGTTATGATCCTAGATGGTGGCCTCACTTGTGGAGAGTTAAATTAGGTCCTATTACAGATTCACAAGAATACAGAGATATTCTCGGTACTGGCGAAGAGGAAGAAGATTTAAGAAACTTAATTAGCACATATGCAAATGATATTAACATAAATGATAAACTTTTGGAACAAGCAGAAAAAGATGTTCCTTTTGATCCTCAATTTAGGAATACTACACATTTATACTTTGATGAGTCTGTACCTAATAAACCTAGTATTGACTTTGGTGGCGCAGATGGGCAACCTGCAAATGGATTAAGTTTAGTAGGAAGCGGTGAAACTTTTCCAGTAAGTGGAACTACTGATGGAGATTATTTCTTAAGAACAGACTTTAGTCCTAACAGATTATTTAAAAAATCCGGAACACGTTGGTTAAACGTAGGAACAGATGGTCGTAAGAGTTGGTCAGCGGCTAATAGAATACTTGCTACATTTATCAACAACGATAATATTACTAGTGACAGTGATGGCAGTGAATCTAAAGAAAAAACAAATTTAAGTAAGGTTATCAAACCTAGGACAGATAACTAATGGCGGGCAAGAATTTAGACTACTGGTATGATGAACAGATAAAACGTTATCTATTACAGATCATAAGAATTTTTTCTAATATTAAAGTTAGAGAATATACAGATTCAGGTGTAAGTTACAATCGTGTACCTGCACGATACGGTGATGCTAGTAGAATGGTGTCAAATATATTGCGTAACAATTCAGAAAACGTAATTAATAGTGCTCCGTTTGTAAGTGTTACTATACAGAGTATTCAGCCTGCAAGAGATAGAATAGCAGAGCCTTTCTTTGTTGATACTAATCAAATTGCAGAAAGAGAATATAATAAAGATACTAACACCTACTCTTCTGAACAAGGTAATTTATATTCCACACAGAGGTATATGCCGGTACCATATAATCTAACAGTAAATGTAGATGTATGGACAACTAATACAGATACTAAATTGCAAGTATTAGAACAAATATTTGTACTATTTAATCCTAGCATACAATTACAATCAAATAGTAATCCATTAGATTGGACTAGTGTATTTGAAGTTGAATTAACTGACATAGCATGGAGTAGTAGATCCATACCTGCAGGCGTAGATGAAAATTTAGATATTTCAACTTTAACATTTGCTATACCTATATGGATAAGTCCTCCTGCAAAAGTCAAAAGGCAAACGATTATACAAGAAATTATTAATAATGTACATTCTGTTTCTGACATATCAGAGCTTGGTTATAGCCAGGACTATGCAGACTTCTTTGGTGACATACAAGATACATTTGAAATAATTACTACACCAGGGGATTACAAAGTTCAGGTAATAGGTTCTAGTGCTGTACTAGTTGACCAAAAGGGTACAGAAGTTAAATGGACTGAAATTATAGAACAAGTCGGTGAAATTAGAACTACTAGTTTACTTAAATTAAATATTAGTGGTGACTCTGATAATTTACTAAATTTAGTATACGGTACTATTACAACTAACCCTGGAAGTGAAACACAATTAATTTTTAATTTAGACACTGATACATTACCTAGTAATACCCTAAGTTCTATTGATAAAATTATAGACCCTAGAGCTAATTATCCGGGAGACGGAACTATAGATGCGGCAAATAACGGACAAAGATATCTACTAACAGAAGAAATTTCTAAAACAGGATATCCTGATTGGGACGTAGACGCAGGTGAAGACGATATCATACAATACAATGGTTCAGCATGGACTGTAGTGTTTGATGCTAGTGCAAGTTCTAGTGATATACACTACATTATCAATACATTTACTACCAAACAATATAAATGGACAGGCAAAACTTGGATAAGTACATACGAAGGCGAATACAATCCAGGATTTTGGAGACTTAGTTTATAATGATTACTACAGCGGCAGGAGTATTATTCCTTGCCAAAGACACAGGAAGATGTATGTTGCAATTACGAGAAGGCAACAAACGATTTAATCATACATGGGGTTTTTGGGGAGGCATTATAGAAAAGGGAGAAACACCTTATCAATGTATTACTAGAGAATTAGATGAAGAAATTGGGTTCGTTCCAGAACTACAAAAATTAAATCCTATAGACGTATATCAAAGTAAAGATAAAAATTTCTATTATTACAGTTTTGTATATGTAGTAGACGAAGAATTCCAGCCTCCTAAACTGAATGGTGAAAGTGCCGGTTATGCCTGGGTCAATATTGGACAGTGGCCAAGACCTCTACATAATGGTGCTAAGGTTACATTGTCTTACAATAAAGGTACAGAAAAACTACACACTATACTACAAATACATTCTGAATAAATACTAGTATGAGCAAAGGCGAAATAATCGATTTTGTACTTTTGCGGATAACCACTGAACTAGACAAGTTCGAAAGAACAACTACAATTCCACATACACTACTAGAAGGTGCGATAGAAATAGACGAAATACAAGACGTTTATTATGAAAAGTTATCTCCAAAGTATCAAAAAATGTTTGATAAACTATTAAAACAGTATCACCAGAATATTGGCGAAAATATAGAATCTCTTAAAAAAGCAATGAAAAAAGACTATGCTAGAGTCATAAAGACTATGGCTACTGAACATGAAAGTTTTAAATTTCCAGAAATTATGAAATTATATAGGCCGGGAATGAATCCAATAAGAGGACTGTACTATCAAACAAGAGAGGCTACAACAAGATTTAATCCAGAACACCCGTTCCATCATTGGTTGGTAGCATTAGTTACTGATTTAGAATACAATAATATACTACTAGATGCTCTCGGTAAAGATGTAAGCAAATTAGAAAAAATTATTAAAAGATATTATTTTCCTTTAATTGAACACGGTGATGGAATACCTTTAGAATTATTTCATGCAAAACAACAACTAAAAGATTTTAGACATTACTATATGTTTTTTAGAAATATAAAGGATTGGGAGCCAGACGAATAATTAATAAATTTTTCTTATCTG